CGTGCCTACTGTCGCAAGGTTAACTATAGAGGTTATACTGCCCTGTGTGGCTTGTGTAGTGGCTGTATCGGGAGGTAATCCTGTTATTGTGGTTACTGTGTCAGCGTTTCCTTTTAACGCACCTTTGAACTCTACTGCTGTGATGTCGTATGCACCTACGTCCCAGTCTGCTGTTAATGGCACAGAGCCGTCTGCTTTAAGGTCTCCTGCACCACCTGCGCCTAATTGAGTATCTGTACCACCGTCATCTGTAAACCATAATTCATTAGGAGTGGCAGTCTTAACCCATAATTGCCCATAAGCTGCTGTGTCTGCGTTAGCTGATGCTTGTTCTTTTAGGGAGAGTGTGCCTTCTATTGTGAGGAGTTGGTTTGGAGTCGTCGTCCCGATGCCGACGTTGCCCGTAGTAGATATATCCCCATTAGTATCATCAAAGAGCCATTTGTTTGTGGTAGCTCCGACTGTTTGACCGTCGCCGACTATTATGCCTGCTGATGTTAAAATGCCTGATGTTGTATCGTTTCCGTTGTTTATGAGGTAGTCTGTATGAGCTTGGGTGTTGTCTGTGGAGTGAATGGTGTTAAGGTCTAAGGCTGTCCTATTCTCTTGTAAGGCTCCTTCTACTTCTGTGGCGGAGATTATTGTGCCTGCGTCGGCTATGGGGATATCGGAGGCTGTGGTATCAGTCCCTAAAACGCTGGTCGGCATACCGCTTGGGTATCGCATAACTCTTTCTGCTGAGAACGCCACCTGAGCAAATACGATTAAAGCTATTGTTAAGGTTAATATTTTCTTCATCTTGCTCCTAAGCGTTAATAGCATTATAAAAAACATAAGTTAAACTTTCTCTGGCTGCCCAATTAGCTGCGTAAAGACTATCTCCTATTATATAGCGATAAGTCCCTTCATCTGTATCGTTTTCCATAATTATCCAAGACCCGCTTCCAGAAATATAACCATAATAATAAATAGTAGCATCTCCGGCTTTTGCCTTCTCATCAGAGATTTCAAAATGGATTGAATCTCCTCCTGCATTATGGTAGACAAAATGACGGTCAGTTATTTGCATTCCTATTGGCATAGTAATCTCCTATTTTTTAAGTATCTTCCTGACTGCAGTAGCGACTAACTGCTCTAATTGTCCTCTACCTTCAGTAAGTTGCATTTCTTTTTTCTTGACATTATCTTCTTTATCTGCCAACTCTGTTGCTTTACTAGTCTGTATTGCTAATACTCTATCTTGAGCTTCAGCAAAAGATTTTCTCTGAGTATCTAATTCTACCAATTGTTTTGATACTTCTCTTGCGACATCATTGGTTTCTTCTGATAGGCTTACGACATCTTCTATTTTCTTGGTTTCTACTTCTCTAGCGATTAAAGACTTTTCTATCAAGGATAAACTTTCTTCTTTGGCTTTAGCTTCTGTGATAAGTTTCCCCAGTGCAATGTTCTTATCTTCTATTTCTTTCTTCTGGACTAGGATAGCGTTTTGGGTTTCTTTATTCGCAGCTAATATTCTATCGGTTTCCTTTTTGTTAATATCTAATGCTTCTTTTCTTTCAGCTAAAATACTTTCCTTGTCGTTTAAGGCTCTTGCAAACTCAATAGCTGACTCGTTCTTTCTTTCTAACTCATTCTGTATTTTAAGACAGAATTTATAACTTTCATTTATTTTATCAAGTAATATTTCCATGTTAATCTCCTGTTTTGTTATGTTCTCTATGTTTTCATTATATAAGCCAAAGCATAGTATGGTGGAAGATTATTATGAGCCGCACCACCACCCGTTGAACCTGTAGTTAACCTTCTTGGATCTGCAGTTCCTGAAGCACCTGCTCCATCAGAACCAGTATCTGCTAATTTTCCTTGATGAGTATGGGCTGGCATTTCATTAGATGTTAATGTATGAGTGGCCGCTCCACCTGTATCTCCAACATCATAAGTATCTCCAGCATCAGCACTTGCGTGTATTACAAATCTATCTGTCAAGTTAGGAGTGGAATTATTACCATCGCATATAACCCATCCTGAAGGGATAGCTGATACAGCACCTGACCACATAACAATCATACCAGAAGAAACAGCTCCATCACCTATAAAAGAGCTTGCTGTTAGACTATAAGCCCCTACATCCCAATTAGCGGTTAAAGGGGTAGTTCCGTCTGCAAGTAAATCTCCACCACCTGCAGGGACTACCCAAGTATTATCTCCTCTAAAGTAAGAGGTAGCGGAAGCGTTAGTCCCTGAGTTAACCATTCCTGAAGTAATCGTTAATTCATCAGTTCCGCCTTCTTCTAAGACTGATTCAGTTATATCAGTAGCGTTTCCTACAGAGGTAACATCTCCTGTTAAGTTTGCATTTGTACTTACGGTGGTAGCGTTGCCTGTTAATGCCCCTGCGAACCCTGTTGTGGTAATTATCCCTGTAGAAGGGGTATAGTAACAAGTTCCGTCTGACTCCAAGCCTAGATTGCCACCGTCTAAATCCCCACCTGCTACGAAAACAATCGGATTGTTCTCTGCAGTGCTTTCATTGTCTGTTATAGTTGCGGTTGTTCCTACTGTCGCAGTGTCAGCGTTGCCGGTAACATTTCCTGTCAAAGCACCTGTAAAAGTTGTAGCTGATAAGTTTGCTGTCCCGGCATTGTAAGTTATTCCACCGTCTGATTTAGGGTATAAATCTCCTGTAGCACTCTCCCACAAACCAACATAAGTGGTAGTATCTGTAGTGTCTGTAACAGTAACAGTTTCAGGGCTGTCTTTGTTTTCTAATCCTGTGCCTGCCGCATCCCAACCAATTAACTTCTCTGAGCTGCCGCTAGGGAATGTAAGCGAAGTAGTTTCTGTCCCAGGGCGCAATAACGACCTGTCTATTTTTTCTTTATTATTCTGTATCATCATTACCATTGTATCAAGACCCTGTTCTAAAACTTTAGTTGAGAATGGTCCCTGAGGAACGTAATCAATCTCTTGTTTTAAAGCTTGGTCTCTTCTGACTATCAAAGTATATAAAGCTGAATAAGTTGACACAGTTGTAACCGTTCCACCTGTACTACTGATGTCAGATACGGTATATTCTGTAGTTAATGTCAGAGTAGTCTCTGCTCCAGTAGATTCAAGAACAAGGATTACTTCTATATCGTCCTCATCAAAGACCTTGAAGTCAAAGTCAAACTCCGTCTCTGAGGCATCGCAGAGGAAGATTGTCTTAGATGTCTCACTGGTTAGATCAGCGTGAGCCGGGCTTATTAGCAGTGCCATAATAAATAATGCGATAAATAACTTCTTCATTCTTTCCTCCTATTGGTTTTCTAACATAAATTCTGACCAGAGTAATCTTCTAAAGTCAGTCGTTTCCCCAGTCGCTAAACCAACTATTCCCTTGATGGTTCTTCTTGGTTGAGAGTATGGCAACTGAAGCCATACAGCCGATACAAAAGATGCTTTCTCCATTGCCTTTAAATAATCACCACTATCTATATTTGATTTCATATATTTAAGATTGTTCATAATAGCAGAAACTGGACTTATTGATGGTTCATACCCTCTTAGATAAGCCATTCCTAAATTACCAATTATTGGTACTGAAGAAATAGAAGAACCAAATATAGCGTCAAAGAAGTCATCTGGATCTTCTGGTAGTCTTCCATGTGACATAATGTATATCAAAGTAGATGAAACTATTATAGATGCTATACCGGTGACAGCTTTTCCATATTCTCCTTTAGCTACTTCTCTAGGCATATCTGCCCTCGTCATATTCCATATTTGATTAAGCTGGTTAGTAAACATTAAGCCTAATCTTAAAAACTCATTATTAGTTCTATAAATAGTTGGTAAATCTTTAACACCACCCTGAGGTTGTGTCTCTATTACTGCCTTATGAGCAATATTTCTAGCTTCTACTTGTGATTTTGTTTTTGATTGATGTCTATAAACTGCATCATATACCGACAAAACAGCGTATCTATCCATATTCATTATCATAGCAAAAGCTTTTTTATCTATAGCTTTTGATGCAACCAACAATGCCCTTTTTATATCTCCCTCAGGTAATCCCTCAATACCTTTTAGTAAGTCATTGAAGTCTCTTGATACTACCCTATTCTTTAAAGAAGGGTCTAGTTTGTAAATCTCTTCTCTTGCTTTATCATTTGTTATTCTTGTCATACTCTCACCAAGAGCTTTAGGAGTTGTGTACTTCATTGCTAAAGTTAAAGAAGGAAATTGTTTTAAAGCTGTTACTGCGTTAAAACCTAAATATGCTTTAGACAATCCTAATCTAGCTGGTTTCAACACTCTATTCACATATCTTTCAATCCAGTTACTTCCTTGGAACATCAAGTCAGGATTAATATTTGTTAATAGATAATCATTAAGCCATTTCCACGATGCCTGTCCATGATTGTATTTAATAGCGTTCTGTAAGTCTGGATCATTTATTATCTTGTTAAATGATTTCTGTAACGGAGCATAAGCAATTAAATGTTCTTGTTTCTCTATAGCCTTTATAGCATCTCCTATAAAATCAAGGCTTATCTCTGGTTGGAATTTATCATCTATCTCTTTTCGGGATATGGTACTTTTCTTGTCTACTGAGGTATACTTGAAGCCAGCACCTTTCCTTAACACCTGTTCCTGAACCATCTCTGTTTCTAGACCTTCATTCAATTCTTCTTGAGATATACCACCTATGCCTATTCTACGTAGAGGGAAATATATATCAACTTTTTCTGGACTTATATTATAATAAGTTTCCGCTGTCTCAAAATATTCATTAGTTCTATTAGCAACTATTTTCTGGGCATCATCAGCAAATTTTATATAACTAGGGTATTCAGCCTTTACTGAATTGATAAAAGCAGTAACTTCACCTTCTGTGATATTATTCCCATGTAATAATGCAGCGTAGGACTTTGCGTCTTTAGTTGCTAGGTACATTCTTAATATATTATTCACTTGATAAGACTTACCATCTATATCAATTAGCTTTCCCAATCCCCAAAATGTAACTTTGTTATCTTCCATGGCTTGGTTTATTTGTTTCTTTCTAGCCCATGCGTTAATACCCCTTTGCATATCGGCATTATCAATAGAATTATATATCAGGCTTTCACCAATATCTCCTAGTAATCTACGTATCATTCTCAATGGTCTCATTGTAATTATGTCAGCTACTTTTAATAAAGTAGACCTCTTGGCTTTCTTTTCTTGAGTAGAACCTTTTGAGAACATTCCCTCTTTAGTTCCACCAGCCTGTTTGATTAAAGCACCCCTCATAATCTCAGATGCAACCTTAGCTTGGTCTTTCTTAGTTTTAAAAACTTTCTTCCCGGTCTCTTTCAAGTCAGCTATTACATCTGCTAGTTTAATTAGCTCACCTGTAGTCATCTTATTAAGGGATTTCTTACGAGTCTGTTTCTTATCACCTAACTTATTAAGTATACCATCAATCTGTTTCTGATATTGAATGTCGATAATGTTAGAAGGTTTCTTATATGCTTTGAGAACTGTCTTGGCAGCTTTGCCTCTAGTAGCTTTTTCTGTTCTTTGAGCTTTTATTTTAGCCATCAAATCTTTTCTTATAGTAACCTCACCTCTTCTAAAAGCCTTGCCTCTTAACCTTTCGAGTTCTTCGCCCTTAATTGTTATACCTTCTTTTTCCAATCTTGCGATACCAGTATCTTCTAAATCTGCAATTTGGTAATGGATGCTTTCCCATTCTTTATCTAATTTCTTCAGTTTATTCTCAATAGCCTTTATTGGTTTATTGTCTTTCTTGAGCATATCTCTTTGTTTCTCTAATAGAGTCATTTCCTTCTCTATAGCAACCCTTCTTTGGTCAAGTTGCTTTTCCCTGCCCTGATAGAGTAAAGATATTTTCTTTTTTATATCAGCAGTTTGGTTATCATTAGCATTTATTACTTCTTGAGCCTTTTGCTGGATAGGGGTTTTTTCTTTCCCCTGTGCCTTATTCCAGATGTCGGTGAGTTGGGCTTTGGTTTTGATTTGTGATTTATCGAAAACAACAGACTCAGAACTTTTTCCCATGTCTGTGATTATAATTCCATCGTGATTCTCTTTTACAGACCTCTCCCAAGAAACAAAAGCATCCTTTCCTACAGGTATATCTTTTCTTTCTATTATTAACGGATTCTTAATATCTAAGACAACATCTGATATATTATCTCCGTATTTACTAGCTTCTGCTTTATCATTAGTAAAATAGATTCCTTCGCCTGCTTGACCTTTTGTCTTACTAAACCCATCTTTTTCTTTAGATGTTCCTCTAAAGACTACTTCGCCTTTACTCTCAACAAACTCCTCAGCACTCTTATACTTCTTGGCTTGTTCAGAGGGTGATTGTCCGCCCTTGTCTAGCTTCCAATCTATATATTTTTTAGCAGTTTCTATATTATTTGCTTTCTCATCTATAAATCTTTCTCCTGTTCTTTTACTATCATCTAACCCAACCCTGAAAAGCGTCTTATTAACTGGATCCCAAGTCGATACATCTTCTCCAGCCATAACAATGTCGTGTCCTCTATACTTGTCTAATAATGGAACATGTTTTTTTCTGCCAAAAGATTCCACCTCAACTACAAGAGTATCACCCATATTGTCTTTTAAACTTGGTATTGGAGATACTCTGCGTTTGCCATGTTTTTCTAATGTCTTTCTTTTGGCTTCCTCCACTAAAGGCTCTGCTTTTGGCTCTACAATAGGGGTTTTTGAAGTAGTAAGTGCCTCAGTTACCTCAGCTTTGTCTTCTTTTACTTTAATCAATCCTTTATCAACAAACTCTTTGTGTAGTGTATCTAGTGCTTCTGCTTCCTTAGGTGTTAGTTCCTCTCCAGAAGCAGCCTTGACTATAAGTTCTGCTTTTGTTCTACCTTCTGGTGATGGTTCATTTAGTTTCAAAGATAGTTCGTCTTTCTCTTTTTCATTAAGATTATCTAATACTTTACTAATATCTTTTTGTGACACTCCCTTTCCAGTTAGATGGTTGCTAATCATTTGAGATGAAGCCCCCATACCACCATATATAGCAAAAGCTCCTATTTCTATTGACGCTTGCTCCCACCCCGGGAAGACAGCTTCCTGTAACTTATCCATAGTAGATATATCTCTGTCATCTACACCAATAATAGTTTTAAGCAATGCACCAAACCTTTCCTCTCCATATTCTTCTACTAATCCGTCAAAACCACCCTTGCTAAGTAGGTTCACTATCTTACCCTTAGGTATTTTCTTAGATATGGCTTCAGCTATCTTAGTGAAGACTTCTTTAGTAGCCTTTGGAAGTCTTTTAAGTATTCCTCTTGTAGCTACATTTCCTATCGGTTTGAATAATTCTCCTCCCATAGTTTCACTATAAAACTCTACAAAAGTATCTCCATACGCTTTCATAAAAGTAATAACAGGTTGTTCAGCTGCTTCATTCGTTAGTCGTATTCCTTTGTCTGTAATAGCTAAATGTTCATTGAGACTTTTTTGCCCATAGGTAGCTAACGCTCTATGTGGTAATACTGTAGTTCTTACCGCGCCGACTACAGCCTCTCTAGCTAATACTTTTGCAGCTTTTGTAACTAATAACTTTTTCGCACCCACAGCAGCAGTTTTAGTAAGAGCTGCCCTTGTGACAGAAGCCAACCCTTTTGTTGCAGCAAACTCCAAAGCAAATGAAGGAATATTAGCTACAACACGGTAAACATTCTTTCCCCAAGTAGACCCTCTTATCATGGACTCTTCTTTCCTTAACATAACATCATATAGAGTTTGTTCGTCAGCTTCTTTTCTTTCAGGACTTGTATACTCATCATCTCTAAGCCTACCTACTAACCCAACAAGAGACCCAGTACCTGCTACTTGTCCATAATAAATATCGCTAAATAGTGTCTTTGTACCATACTCCCACCAACCTTCTGGGCCTTCGGCTAACCAAGTGTTACGTTGTTCAGGAGTAGATAGTAAGAATTTATCTTCTCCTGCACCAAACGTATCAACAGCTACAGCACCATCATCCAATTCAGGATTTGGTTTCTTGCTCTCAATAGGTATCAATCCGCTCTTTGCTTCTACTGGTACTAATGGCATATTATTCTTTTTTGTTTACCCACTTGTAATGTATCCCGTCTACTATAACTTCTGTACCATCAGGAAGATTAGCAGCCTCAACATCTGCTTCACTACCAAATGTAGGAGTCTTTCCCTTAACAGCGGTAATATCTCCTTGTTCTAACACGTCATTCCTTCTTCCTGTTTTAATCTTATCAGCTATGTCTGTTGCCCATTTTGTTCTTTCTTCTTTCTTAGCATCAGGATTTTCTGTTTCTTTATAATAGAAGTCCCTGACTGCACTATATCTGTCTTCTGGATTTAACACTTTTTTGAAATACTTATCAGCATCTGATACATCATATGTAAACCACTTATTAGCTATTACCTTTTCTGTAGCTTGTGCTGTAGTCATATCATAAATTTGTTTAAATAATGTATTTGCTGTAGATTTGGTCATTAACCCATCCTTTAACCCATTATTTATCTCTATGCTTATATTGTTTACTCCATTTAGGTAAGACTTAGCATCTTCAGCTTTGCGGTTTTTCTTTTCTTTAGACTTATACCCAGCAGTAATATCGGCTATCTTCATTATCATACTATGCTCAAATTTATCCATCTTATCTCTAGTGACACCTGCTACAGAAAGAATAGCTTTTTTCTTCGCCTCAGCCCAGTTATCACTAAAAATACCAAATTCTAGTCCATTGTCTAACTCCTTTAGGGCTTCTCCTAGGCTCATATCACCAAGTTTATTCTCAAAATCGCCTTGAGCTGTTAGTTTACCTCTCAAAGAGTCTATTGTTTTCCCTTCAACCATTTTCTTCAAAATATCTTTAGCCGAACTAGCTAACTCTATCTTTTCAGCATCGTCTAATAAATCAAACATCCCTTCTTTATCATTATTTATTATGTCTAAGAACTCTTCTGGATTAGTAGTAATTAGATAATTAGCCTGTGCTTTAACTAAATCTTTTTCAAACTTCCCGGGGACACCATCCTTCCCCAGTTCAAACTCTACAAACTCTTTTAAAATTATACCCTTGCCGTAAGCATCTCTGAGAGATTTACTGTATTCGCTTAAAGCAGCTACTTGGGAAGCATCATTCATACTAGGATAATCAGTTACTATTCGCTCTCGTTCATATCCTATACCAGCTTGTGCAGCTTTATGTTGTCTATCTAAATGTAAATGTTTAATCCCCCACTTAGCGGCTATGTTTTGAGATTGAGCATTTAAAAGAAACTTCTCTCTACCTGATTTACTAGTTATCAGTTTAGAGGCTTCCGTAGTAGCTTTATCATACATTGCTTCGTATTCAGTAGGGTTTCCGTCAAGGTCTTGTGCGAATAAAGAATTTATCTCATTCCTACTATCACCATTTACATTGCTTGCTTCTGTGGACTCTTTGAAATCCCTGACATCAAGCATAGCTCTCTCAGCTTCTAATAAGGCACTGGCAGCTCCCTCAAGCCCGCTAGAAATCCCTCTGGTATCTACAACAGAAGGTGTCGCCTTAGGAGGGGTGAACCCCGGAGCATCTTGAGATACCCCGACTTTGCTTCTATATTCTATTAGTTTACCCATCTATTTTCTCCCTTCTTTGTCGAGAATTGTATATAAGCTTGTTCCGAATTTAAGTAGTGAACTTCCTGCATCCGTGATTGCCTGAGACCCAGCTTGACTACCTTTTAATCTTTCCATACCTGCTGAGACTCTAGTAGTATCTACATCACCATACTCAGCGTTTATATTAGTATAGATTATATCGAGTTCAGCTTGTTTAAGACTCTCTTTCATAACTGCTACTGGGGAGCCTGATAGCCTGACACCTGAAGCAGCGTAAGTTGCTCTTTGTGTTCCGTATATTGCCATACCTTCTCTACGGATTCTCTTCACCTCTACCTTGGCGGAGAGTTTTCTCTGCCTTTGTTTAATGGCATTCAGTCTGCCTTCAAACTCAAACATTCGTGCATTGAACTCACCTGCTCTCTTTGTGGAATGGGCACCGATGATTCCTGTGAAGATATTAGTCAAGGCTGAGGCAGCTCCCATCGCGATAGCACCTGTCGCCGCTCCACTTATTCCCCCACCACTTGTTTTCGGTAATGGTCTTGCTTCAAAATATGCCATATTAAAAACTCCTTGACATTATTAGTCTATTTGATATAATATAGTTGCTTACAGGGAACGGATTTTTTATTGCAAAAACAAGCCTCTTAGTAAGTGTTAGAAACTTAACCGTTTCTTGTAAGCACACTGAACAGAGGCTTTTTAATTGGAGGTTGATATGCCTTTTGTAAAAGGACAGACTGGTTGGAATAAAGGATTGACTAAAGAAACTGATAAAAGACTTGATTACGCAAGACCTACTTGTTTTAAGAAAGGACAACCCTCTTGGAATAAAGGAACTAAAGGAATTATGAAGCCTACCTCTGGTAGTTTTAAAAAAGGACAATTTGGTGAAAAAGCTGGACATTGGAAAGGAGGTAAGTATAAAGATACAAAAGGATACATTTATATTCACAGTCCTCAACATCCTTTTTGTAATAGTGCTGGCTATGTTCTTGAACATAGACTTGTAATGGAGAAATATCTGGGAAGATACCTTATACCTAAAGAAGTTGTTCACCACAAAGGCATTAACTACCCTCTTGGTTCTGTTGAAAATAAACAAGACAATAGAATTGAGAATTTGATGTTGTTTGCTACTAGTTCTAAACATATGAAATTTCATAATCTTAATCATTAACTTCAATTTTTGGTACAATACTTAGAACGTGCATCGGGAGGCAGTCCGTCTGTTCTATTATAATCTTCTTCACTCGATCCCAGCCAGCAGGGAAGTGCACCTCTTTAAACCCTGTGAATATCGGTATCATCTGGTCTGGTAACATTGCTGAAGTCCTGAATATAATGTCATCCATTTGTCCTGTCCTTCCTACCTTACCACCTAAGGTTTTATAGAAATTGATATTAACTGTAGAGATACTTTTATATTTCCCGTGAGCTACGAATTTATCTGAGACCTCTAAATCATTAGTCTTTATCCTTCCTGTATAACCCAGTCCTACGTGAACCTCTGAATAGGTATCAGTGAGAGTGATTGACCCACTGGCTACCGTCCTATCGGGATGTGCTGCTCCGTCTACGAGGACTTGAACCACTTTGCCTTCTAAATGGTCTAAGCCTGAGATTGTGGTTGTGCATTCTCTGACCTCACCATCGGAGACGTAATCTGTATAATCTGAACCATCTACTACGGCTGAGTCTAAGTCAAGAAGAACAAATGCGTTCGCTGAAGCACTGCCTACGATATATCTACCTTGATTTAATTCTGTCATCCCTTCAACTCCTCTGATTCTGACAGTATCAGTGTTCGAGAAGCCGTGAGAGTTCGCAGTAACTGTGATAAGGCCCGTCCCCCCTGTTAATTGTACTATGTTAGTAATCGTCTTAGGAGAGTCTAGGGTAAGTCCACTATGGACAAAGAAGGCGTCCTCTTGCTCGTCAAACTCTGGGGCTACCATATACTCGACGTAGCGTCTGGTAGTTCCGTCTATGGTCCTTTTTACTATAAACCAGACTTGGTCATAGGAGTCTTTAGGGATAACTGATACGCTTTGATACTCCCCTTGAGTATCGTGTAGAGTCCAAGCTGCTACTTTCTGCTCTACCTGTCGGGTGAAACAAGCTAGTTTTCCGTCATCTCTTACACACCATAGTAGATTCAACGGAGCTTGCTGATAAGCCATATCTATAATCCCGCTTTCGCTAATATGTTCAGAGAATGCTGTAGCTTCATTAGCTTGGTAGTTATCTACATCTAAAGAGTACGCATACTCTCTTAAAATCCGGTTATACTCTTGCCAGTAATAAACGTTATTTCCTATCTGGACTGGTTTAATACTAGAAGTTCCATAAGTTGTTTTCTTCTTACGTCTAACATTGGTCGGAGTTATTGGAGAGGTATCACTGCCTGTTCCGAAGATATGTAATCCTCCTGCTGTTCCTGTAAGTAATTCACTTGAAGGGAAGAGCCATTTGATTACCTCTACTTCGTTAGTGTCCATTCTAAAAGAGAGTCCGTAATCATCATCAGTACCTGCTTTGAAATTATCATAAGAAAAGATTTGAGAACCCCAGACAACCTGAGGTTGGTAAGCCGTGTACCCGTAATAAAGTCTACCTTCGTGAATACCTACAGATTTAGGATAACCTCTGTATTCAGACCAAGCAGGTTCAGACCATTCTTCATTCGCACCTGTAGGGAGAGTACCGCTATATAGGACATTTGCCGTAGCTACAGTCTTTAGTCCACTAGTAGAAACAGAAACAATCTTAGCATACCCGTGGGAGGTGGAAAGAGAACCAATAGCCCAGATAGAGCCAACGTGGTCCTCATCGAATACCGCCACTGAAGCGGTAAGGATTATCCCATTACCTGCTGAGGCTGAAGGGGTGATTGTTGTTGTGGTTACATTCTCATCCATTAAAGCTGGTCGGTTACTTCCGGTAGAATAGTCTATTTCTGTTAATGTCCAAGAAGTATGTCCGCTACGAGTCAGTTTTGATTGAGGATAATCAGGATGAGTTATATATAAAACATCAGCAGTTTGAGAGAATTGAAGTTCCCTGATTACACTTGTAGGATATGAAGTCGCTAGCTCGTAAATCTTCTCAGACTCTCCACCTGAAGAATAAGCCGTGTATGTAGTAGGGTCTATGTAATTACCGTCTATATCTTGTAGGAAGAAGTGGTCAGCGTATTGTCCAGCTACTAGGAATCTTTTATTATTGACCTCTGTCCTACCGACTACGTCTGTGATTTTTATAGTATCAAGATTTGAATATCCGTGGGATACGCAAGTTACCAAAGCTCTCGCAGATGAAGTGGCTAGACCAGTAATCGTCTTCGCTGATTCAAGGATAGAACCATTCTCACGGAAGAAACGCATATATAGATTCCCAATTTCTATTACATAAGCCTGAGTATCAGAGAATACAAATCTCTTAGATATTGTATCTAATGAAGAAGTCTTAACCTCTGCAGCGAAGTAAGTTCCCGGAGCTTTCTTAGCACCACCGTAGAACTCAACTACCATATTAAGAAGTTCTGCGGCGGATTGATAATATTGTGTTATATCGGTTCGGCCCGAGAGACGGGGCGAGAGCTCCCCAGAAGTAAAACTATTTATTATCGTAGTGGTTTTCAAATCATTCTCCTTTATAGACGGCTATTTAGAAAGACTGTAGAAATCGGCTCATCCAAACTTTGTTCCATTCCGTTACTAGAGCGAGCAGCGTTATTCTTTAGGTTAAACTCTGCCCATTTAATCTCTACTAACTTTTTATCCCCTGTTATTGAATAGCATAACTCAGCTGCAATCTTCGCTGAGAAAGCTTCTACAAAAGCATCGTCATAGCTGTTAGGGTCTTCATTGAAATAGATATACTCAATGCTTAAAGTTGTTGAATTACAATAAATCCGTCTCCCTTTTATCTTGTGAGTATATCCATCTTCTGTAATACTAGTCTTTAATAGCTTGATGAAATCTGGCGGTAAGTTAAAAACATAGGCGTAATCATCAAGCTCAGGGGTAACATCTACCCTAGATAGTGATGTTTCTTTCTTAGCAAAGTTCCAAGGATGTGAACGAAGATAAGCTCTTAATAAAGGGTCGTAAACAACTAAGACCTTCCTTCCTACTTCATTACCCTCGATAGGCAAGGCAATCGGTTCAGCCCTTAGACTTACTAGAGCTACATTTATCATATTAACTTTTGAGCTCATCCCATCCTCCTTTAAAAAACTAGAGATAGGGTTTTTAAATCCTACCCCTAGTTAAAATTCCACTATCCCTTTGTAACGTAAGTAACGATAACCTTAATTGTTCCAGTTCCTGCGGTTGCTCCAGTTGTATGCAAAACCAAAGTCTGTCCTGAACCAGCTACTATTTCGTGCCCAGCTGTTGCAGATACACCATTAATCTTCATACAGAACATATCAGCACCAGTATTATCTACTGCTGCCATCAATGCTGCCTTAGAGTCGCTTGTTCCAAAACTCAAACCTGGGATGTCGTTAGCGTCAGCATCAATAACCCAATCTATAATCCGAGCCTCTGCAGGTAAATCCTGTCCAAAAAGCACGATTGTAGAATCGGCTGCCAAAGCTGAAGCTTCGTAAGTGTCAATCAAAGTCTTGACTAACCCCCCTACTTCTTCAGGCTCTATACTGTTTACTGTTCCTGTTCTTTTTAATGTTCTATTTACTCCATATACATCAGCCATAATATTGTCTCCTTTCTTATACTACCTATAAGTAGTTTATTCTGTACATTCAACTCTAACAACTCTCTTCTCTTCTAACCTTGTTGCGCCATAAGATTGTCCTGCATAAATCTGAGCTGAGAAATGTCTTCCAGGAAGTTCGTCAATAGATGCTTTCATATCTAGCCAAGTTCCTAGAACCATTCCGTCTCTGTGGTAAGCGTGGCAATACTGAGTTGTAGAGGATTTTTCCAATCTCTCGGTTTGTTTAAGCATAAACCCGCAAAGAGTTCCTACCTGGCCATTAACTAAAGCTTTAACCTGAGCGTAATCAGCGCTTGTTACTTCTGAGATTGCAAGTAAATCTTCAACTTGGTCAGCACTAAGAGCTAGGTATCTGTTGTCATCTTCAACTTCATTAGAGTCAAGAATCTTCTTAGCTTCACGAATCTTAACCATATTCATACCAGCAGAGCTATGAACTATGATTTGTGTAGAAGGTAGGGAGACTGAGGAAGTTCCAGCTTTTCCATAATATGCTAATGCTGAGAAAGCTGTGCAGACTACTTCGTCTTTAGCTCTTGCTAAAGCGCCTGCGTTGTTCATAACAATAGGAGAGGTAGGGTCTTTAGCCATCATAACCTTATCCATATTGTCAACTAAAGGTGCTTTGTAAAAGTAACGTGGAACTATCTTTCTACGATCATAACTAGGGTCAGTATTAACTACGACCTCGTTACGAGAAAGTTTTTCTTGTGCATCGGTAGATGCTAACTGCTCTTGGAAAGCCATCTCTCCAGCGCAATCAGGTTTCTGAAACACTGTGTTAGCAATCTTAACTAACTTTTGCTGAACAAGCAGTGTTATATTGTCGCTGTACTGCCTAATCAATATACTGTCAACACTCATTTTCTCCTCCTTGTAATTAAACCTTGAATATAATGAGCTTCAGGTTGTCCTTACGGGCCTTGAAAGCTGTAAACTTTCGGGCCTCTTATTAAGAGGTTGTCCGTTGTGATTAGTTGTAACCAGCGTAGTAAGCGGGGATTTCTCTTATCCGCTTCTATGCTCCTGACATCTTATACAACTCTTGCATCCTTCCTGTAGTCTTGGCATCACCTGCCCAATACTTGTGTTCTGGATGACTTGCGTCCATATAAGCGTGCTTCGGGTCTGCCATTACTCTCTTTATCTCCATAGCTGCAGCATCAGGGGTAATCAATGTTCCTGAGATACCTACCTTGTCTAATCCTTCTTCGCTTAGATTCTCACCTATGTTCGCAAGTAAAGCTAGCATATTAGGGTCATTCCCATATGCAGCGGCTATTGCTTTCCCTTGTTCCTTATCTCCAAAGGTGTTTAATACCTTATTTGCTAGTGCTACATTCTGGTCATAAGCAGCACCCCATTTACTTCTTAAAGCCATTGAGGCATCTTCTGACGCTTTATTCTTAGCAGTGGTTGTCTGTTGCTGTCCGTCATTAAGAGTGCTTGCTAGTTTATCCATTACGAAACTAAACTGATGAGGTAGCATTCCTGCCTTCTTACATTCAGCTTTGAACCCTGCTACAAACTGAGGGTCTAATCCTACACCGTCAGGGAGTTTAAAATTCTCGCTTGTCTTATAATCATTAGCATCTTTGGGAGCGCCTAAAGCTCCAAGGACTCTGTCTAATTCACCGTCTGCGTAAGTACCGTCTGAGTTCTTACGAGGGGCGGGGATTTTATCGTGCCCCATATATTTCTCTATTTCAGAATAACCCTTCATAACATCACCGGGCATCTTCCAACCCTTTGCTGCTAATGTAGCTTTCTGGCTATCGTCTAAACCTGATGTCCATTCTGGGTTCTGGGTTTTTCCAGCTAGTTCGTTATGACCTTTAATCAAATCTCCAACGTTGTTATACCCTGCCATACTTGCATGCTCTAACGCTTCCTTTGGGATACTGTCAATCATTTCCTGTGGTAATCCTTCTAAACTTAACGGCATTTTACTTCACTCCTTCGGACCCCTGTTGCCCAATCGGTTGGACAAGGGTTGCCCATGCTTTTTTAAATACTGAACTCCATCTATTCTTAGGGACTTTAGATAGGTCTATATCGGATATAGGTTTTATCCTATCTTTCTTATCCATATCAAAGTCCACGAAATCTCTTCTTTTGTGTCTCTTAATGTAATTCCCGTCTCTTAAACAAACTATTGCTGTGTGGAAGTTCTCTCTTATTAACTCAGCGTTTTCTGTGAAAGCTCCTACTAACACCCTCATTTCAACCCCTCCACTATATCGTCTACTTCTCGGTTGAGAAGGTTTGTAATATATACATAGATACTTCTTCTACCTTCGTTCATTGCCATTTTAACCGGGTCAGGGTCGTAAGTAGTTACCTCTACGAAGCAACGCCTCTTTAGGTCGTTTAAGACCTTCTGTCCCTCTTCCCCGTCAAAAACTCTGTGATAGACATTCTGGTTCTCAGTGATAGAGGCTACTAATTCCTTTTCGTGTGCTTTGTTCTTTCTTGTAAAATCTATCATTCTCTTATTTTACCTTCTTTGATGTAGCCCTTGATTTTTTATAATATTCAAAGTATTCTTCCCAATCTGCACAGCATTGGTTATAACCACTTATTTCCCCTCTCTTTCTTTCACTTAATCTATCACAGACCATAGGAGAATTAAATGTCATCTCTGGTTTTTTTAAATCTCTATCTTTGCCTATCATTCTTGTTCGTTTATCCTTTGAAGAGTTTTTAGTTCTCCACTCCAGTTATTCATGCAATCGTTGTTTAAAATACCTGCTATGGCACAGGCTCTAATCCAATTACCCTTGCCGAAGTATGTAGCAAAGTTCCCGGTAATCTGTTTTTCTTTTGGTAGTTCATAAGCACAGACAAAGGTTTCACACCTACTCTCAACTTCTTTTATCAACTCATCAAGTGGGACTAATGGTAAATTTAAAAACTCACTCATATTTATTCTTTACCTGCTGCTTCTGCCATAGCTAAATCTTTATCGGCGGCTGCTCCTTCTCTAACTGTTTCTGTACCAGATTTCACCATTTCCAGCTGAGCCATCATCTGTTGTTGTTCTGCTCTACCTTCTCGGATATCAGCAACTTCTTGGTCATCGCGGATAACTTTCGGGTTAGTGTAAGTAAGTTGTGCGATGTAGTCAACTGTTGCATCGAAGTCTATCTTATCAAATACCTCTGGTTTAACCTGTCCTAGACCAGCTATAATCTCAAAGGCTTGGGTGAAGTTCTGTAACTCTAAGGACTTCTGGGCTCTGGCTAGAGGTGATAAGTATTCTATTTGATAATCCTCACCCTGTAATGAAGGTGGTAAGGGAGGTAAACGGTTGCTACGAGCAAGGATTGAGTAAGCTCTTTCTATAACCGGGCTTAACTTCTCTCGCATTATATTACCTATTGCCGAACCTAAGAGTTGCATTCTCTGGTTGTTACGGACATTGACTTCAAAGGCTGTCATCTTGCCTACTTGTTGGAATAGGATAAATAAATCATTGTATAAGGCTTTTTGTACTGCCTCTTGTTTGTATTTCACATATTCTAGTCCTAGATAGACATTAGCCCCTGTGTTAATAGGGGTGATGTGTTCATTAGGATAACCACTGTTTTTTAAATTCTTTCCACCGGGATTGAAGTTGTAAGGTTTTAAGAACGCCTCATCTGGTATCTCAAGTGGTGGTAGGATAGAGAACTGAGCGCCTAGGATGTTAGTCTTTTCAAGCTGATTAAGCATTTTAATATCAGGTAATATATTCATTACCGGGGATGCGCCATAAGGGGAGAGTTTCATCTTGGAGAATCTGGTCCCGTGGAATGGGAACTCATTATACCCCTTCTCCCGGACTATTGTCTTGAACTCTCTATCTATCCATAGAGCGGCGTAAGGCATATTCTTAGCGTCCTTCTTGTTAGGATTGTACACATCTCTAGGGAAGACACAGAAGATATAACGGAATTTGGTATTGAAGTCATTCTTGATATAACACTCTCTGGGTTTAGAACCTGCCTTCTCACCGAACTTGTTGATAGCCTGTTCACAGTTGAACTCATACTCCATATAGGCTTTGTTAACCCTTCCTTGGGAGTCAGTATCTATGCAGATGTTTTCCATTGGGACAGAGTCGAATCTAATCCCATCCTTCTCGTCTATCTCGGAGTACATGACATCAGTACCTATCGAGCCTAGATTAAGATAACTCTCTACGTCCTCTTGGTAGAAATTAGAACCGTTGATTAAATGATATATCTCATCCTCTACGTCTTTAAGGTAGTCTCTTGCTTCTTTGTCTCCTGCGATTAGCTTCTGATTCCTTGAAGTGATAGAGAACCATTTAGTCTGAGGGCTAGACATATAAGCCTGCATACCTGCTGCGAAGTACGAAAGACCTACAATTGCGGTAGAGTCGTATATATCAGTAGGCATTTGGTCACCTATGTTCATAACCTTCGTAATGTACGCTTTACGGGGTAGAGAGTAATAAGTCAAGTCTTGCCAGTAAGCCTCAAGAGAAGCTCTGGCTGATTTCATATTTTCGTATATTCTAATATGTCGTGTGCCTAAATCTTCTGCCATATTTAACCCCCCAATAACGATTTCTTCCCAACTGTGGCTTCATCACTTAGCCCTAGTGGAGAGGTGAATACTGTCTTAGTAATAGCTTGCTTTCTTTTCTTTACTGTCGCGGCTGCTGATTTAGTTGCCTCTGCTTCAGAGAGAGCTATTCTCTTCTCAGTTTCAGTTTGTTTCTGTTCTGCCTTCTGGACTTGTTCGTCTTGATATTCTAACATTTGTTTTTGTTGTTTCCCTGCTTGCTTGGAAGCATACATTTGAGTACCGACAGTCGCTCCAGTTGTTGCAACAGTTGCTGCTATCAGCCATCCTAAGCCTATTTCAACTCCCATCTTTGTTCCTCCTCATTACAATGTATTTACCATACGGAGTATCTACATTATTTATACATTTTAATCCTAATCTTCTACACACTAAAGTAGCACCCCTATTCACTAAAGGGTGTGTTGTCCAAATCTCTGACTCTATGTTATTAGATATAAAATCAATCAATAGTTTTGCTGCCTTGTAGCTATAGTCTCCTTTTGAGTTTAGTTTCTTAGCTAATTTATCATCCTTATAGGCGTGTAACCAAATCTTATCGTGGAGGTATGTAAAGTAAACCACCCCACCCTTACGTTTACTAGCTTTATCATATATAGACCAAAAGTACCCACTTCCTTTAGCGTATATATCTTCAATAATCCTTTTGTTAATCTTAGTATATTTACTCTTTACCACTAGGTTAGTAAGATACTCCTCATCACCACTGTTCTCAAAAGGAACGCATCTCACTACATCATCTTCTAGTATTGGTAATTTAACTTTTATCATATCCAAGGCCTTACTGGATCGTGATAACCTGAAACTCCTACCTTATCCGCATATCTCCCTGTTAGGGGGTCGTATCCTGTAATCTCTCTAGCCATTCCTTGTGGTCTATCTGAGCTTGATGTTACTGGTGGTTTAGCTATTTGATTCTGCATAGCCAGAGAGTCTATTAAATCAGTATATAAAGACTTGAAT